GCGCATGCTTGATGTATCTTTTAATAAAATATTGTCAAAAATATATTCCCGATGCAGAAATATATGTAATAACATGTGCAAACGTAGTAAAGGGATGGTATAATGCTAGGGTATCTAGCGTAGTTATAGATAGACTATTACAACTTACACGTACAGATATGATAAAAGGACATTATACTTATTTTGCAGATGATCAAATTAGAACTGAACTAAATAACTTTGAAGAGACTATATATAAATTATATGGTACTACTTACTTTATACATGGTACAACACAAAATCCAGATCGGAGTGTTGTTTTAACCCGCAGTGGCGGACATACACAGCGTGATAATGGACATAATAGACCAATACTCCGATCAAATTACATGTTTGGAAATGAGGAAACATACAGATACATGCCTTTTATGCATGTAGATAAACGAATGATTTCTCATCTATATAAGGAAAAGGATTTACTTACCGAACTATTACCTTACACTCGAAGCTGTGAACAGCATAGAGATGAAAACAAAGAAAATCCATGGATGTCTACGCCATGTGGCGAGTGTTGGTGGTGCCGTGAAAGAGAATGGGCTTTTAGAAGATGAGTACAGCAGATACAAAATTAACCAAATCACCGTATCTTCAGGAAAAATATACGCCAGAGCAACTTGAAGAACTTGCAAAGTGTTTACAAGATCCTAAATATTTTATTGAAGAATATTGTTGGATTCAACACCCAACTAAAGGACGTATGAAATTTAAACTGTTTGGATATCAACGTGAGCTTATAGACAGTTATCACAATTTTCGATATAGTATTGCTCTTATTTCTCGACAGATGGGAAAGTCAACAGCGGCTGGTGCATACTTACTTTGGTATAGTATGTTTATGCAAGACCAAACTATTCTAATTGCGGCTCATAAATTTAGTGGTGCCCAGGAAATTATGTCACGTATCAGATTCAGTTATGAACTTTTACCAGACTTTATTAGAGCAGGTGTTACAAGTTATAACAAAGGTAGTATAGAATTTGATAATGGTTCACGTATTATTGCACAGGCAACTACTGAAAATACTGGACGTGGTTTGTCTATATCTTTAGCATACTTAGACGAATTTGCATTCGTTAGACCCAATATTGCTCGAGAATTCTGGACCTCATTATCTCCAACACTTGCTACTGGTGGTAAATGTATTATTACTAGTACTCCTAATCAAGATGATGACCAATTTGCACAAATTTGGAGAGAAGCTGAAAAGCGTATTGATGAATTTGGTGAGCCTAAGCCAGTAGGAAAAAATGGATTTAGGTCATATAGTGCAAGTTGGCAAGCCCATCCAGATCGAGATCAAGAATGGGCTGATGTTGAAATGAGTAAAATCGGCGAAGAACGATTTAGGCGTGAACACTTAAATGAGTTCATTGCATTTGATGAAACTCTTATTGATAGTATAAAACTCTCAATGATGGAAGGAATAGATCCATATGCAAAGCAAGGGCAAGTACGTTGGTATAAGCCTCCAGTTAGAGGAAATTTATATTTGTTAGCTCTTGATCCAAGTCTAGGAACGGGTGGGGATAATGCCGCCATACAAGTATATGAACTTCCTGGACTAAAACAAGTAGCCGAATGGCAACACAACAAAACTCCTATTAGAGGACAAGTAAAACTTATACAAACAATTATGAACTATATACAAAATGAAACTGATGAAGAGACAGAAATGTATTATAGTATTGAAAATAACACTCTGGGTGAAGCCGCATTGTATGCTGTTGACGATTTAGGTGAAGAAAATATACCTGGAACATTTTTAACAGAACCTAGAAAACGTGGAAATAGTGTAAAAGTAAGACGTGGATTTACAACTACTCATAAAACTAAAATAGCCGCATGTTCCAAATTAAAACATTGGATTGAAACAGAAAAATTACAAGTAGCAAGTAAGAACTTGTTACATGAACTTAAAACATTTATTGCTCGTGGTAATACATATGCAGCAAAAGATGGTGAAACAGACGATTTGGTAATGTCATTAGTACTAATTACCAGAATGGCTCAAGAGATTACAAAGTATGAACCAACTGCATTTGATTATTTAGATGCATCTGACGATGATGACTATGACGAGCCAATGCCAATGAGCTTTTTATAAGCCTTCAGGCATAAATACAAGTAAGGAGAAGCTACATATGAATAATACTTCATTAAGTAACGAAATTTTTGATATCCTAAAAGGATCAAACTTCCATGTTGCACTATACCAGATGGATGGCAACGCAACGACAGACGCTAATAATGCGACTCGTTTTTACATGGATGCTGATGATCTTATGATTAGTTTAAGATACGAAGATACTCGTGTAGAAGTTATCGTACAAGCCGGCGCAGGATTTGACGTAGTTAAGCACAAGGAATTAATCTCGGTGCTTAAAGATGTAGCTCATAAACATTTAGGTGAATTTACAGTGAAACGATTTGACAAAAAACTAACCCCAAAAGATTTCTCACATCAGAGTGTGACAGAAGCAAAAAAGACATTTGGTAAAGCATATGGTAGTATCAAAACTAGCTATTTGCCAATTGGCGAATCAAAGCTAATTATTAAACACACAAAAGCAGTGAATGAAGAAGTTCGCGGTAGCCGTAGCAGACACATTCATAGCTTATTCATTGAAAATTCACAAGGCGAGAAATTTAAATTTCCGCACAAGTATATGGCAGGTGCTAAGGCAATGACAAAGCACGTGAGCATGGGAGGTACTCCGTACGACACAATAGGTGAATCAATCCTAAATATGTGCGAGGAGATCTCAAGCCTTAACAAATTTTTAAAACATGTTAAGGTAAAAGGTCTAGTAAACGAAGATAATACAGATATTGTTGAAACAGTGACACAACAACTTCGTTCACATAAAGATCAGATCAATAATCTATCTACCAACAAAGGTTATAACAGCTTTGAAGTTCAAGAGGACGTAGACGATATTGACGAAGAAACGAACATCACTGACAAATTTTTAAAGAATACATTTACAGAAGATTTTGATACAGTACTAAGCAAGGTAGCTCGTATCATAACTGTAAAGGAAAACAAAATTAGCTTAGAGCGTGAGACGCTGTCAGCATTTATGAAAATGTTTCAAGACAAAGTTGATTTTGGTATCAAATTTGATGAGAATGATCCAGAGCACCCAAATAATGAAGACCCGAAGAAATATTCAGGTGGACAGGGTGCTCTGGCAAAACTAAGCCAAATGCTTAACTTCTTATCAATGAGATCGAAAAATGATGCCGCTGCTAATTACATGGCAAAACTAAGTGAGATGATTTGGAAAATGGAACCAAAGCATCAGAAGTTGGTTGCGCAAATGGTTGGCTATTTACAAAAAACAGCCAATAAAGCACCGGCAATGGCAGAGGATGCTCTAAAAATTGACGAAGATATTATCTTCGGCATACGTAAAAAAATATCATAATTTTTACAAAAAAGTGTTGACAGTCAGCACTATAAATCATATACTGAAGAGGCTAATAAGACAATAGTAATCAATAGGTTACACAACACAAAACTAACATAGGCTAATATAGGAGAAAAACTATGGCATCACTAGCAGAAATCAGAGCAAAATTGCTCGAACAAGAAAATCGTTCTAGCGGCAACCGCGGAACACAAGGTGGCGGAGATAACGCTATCTTTGCACATTGGAACATTCAAGAAGGTTCAAGTGCAACACTACGTTTCCTACCAGATTCAGATGAAGGCAATCCGTTCTTTTGGAAAGAACGTCAAATGATTCGTATGCCTTTTTCTGGGGTAAAGGGCGGCGACGAAAACAAGCCTGTAACTGTGCAGGTTCCATGTGTAGAAATGTGGAACGAAACATGTCCAGTACATGCTGAAATCCGTCCATGGTTTAAAGATACAACTATGGAAGACATGGCTCGTAAGTATTGGAAAAAGCGTAGCTATATTTTCCAAGGTCTAGTTGTACAAACAGACATGGATGAAGAAAACAAACCAGAGAATCCAATTCGTAGGTTTGTTATGTCCCCACAAATTTATAAAATTATTAGTTCAGCTCTTATGGATCCTGAGTTTCAGGAAATTCCTACAGATTTTGAAGCTGGTACTGACTTTAAGATTGTTAAATCTAGTAAAGGTCAATATGCAGACTATTCAACATCTAATTGGGCTCGTAGAGAACGTTCTCTTAATCAAGAAGAGCGTGATGCAGTAACAACAAATGGGCTGTATAACTTAAACGACTTCCTTCCTAAGAAACCAGGAGCAGAAGAACTAAATGCTATCTTTGAAATGTTCGAAGCTAGTGTTGATGGACAACTTTATGATCCGGAACGCTTTGCAGACTTTTATCGTCCATACGGTGTAGATGCACCAAGTGGAGGAGCTCGTCCTGCACCAGCACCACAGCCAGCACCTGCTCCAGTAGCAGAAGCGGCTCCAGCACCACAGCCAGCACCTGCTCCAGTAGCAGAAGCGGCTCCTGCTCCTGCTCCAGCAGAACCAGTAGCGGCTGAAGCTGGTGGCGAAGCACCAAGCGCACAAGATATCTTGGCCGCTATTCGCAATCGTAAGTAAAATAATTAACGGAGGCGGCAATAGTCGCCTCCTATATTAATAATATTGGAGACGTAATATGGCAAAACCATTTGACGTGAGCAAGTTTCGCAAAAGCATTACTAAATCTGTGCCGGGACTTAGCACTGGATTTCGAGATCCAGACACGTGGATTAGCACAGGTAATTATACACTCAACAAACTAATTAGTGGAGACTTTCATAAAGGTTTTCCTCTAGGTAAAGTATCAGTATTAGCCGGAGAATCAGGCGCTGGTAAAAGTTTTATTGCGAGTGGAAATGTAGTACGTATGGCGCAAGAGCAAGGTATCTTTGTAGTACTAATTGACTCAGAGAATGCTCTTGATGAAAAATGGCTACACGCATTAGATGTAGACACATCAGAGGATAAGTTACTTAAACTTAATGTTGCAATGATTGATGATGTTGCAAAAGTTATTAGTGACTTTATGCGAGATTATAAAGCAGAGTATGCTGATAAAGAATCTGAAGAACGACCTAAGGTACTATTTGTTCTTGATTCGTTAGGCATGATGCTTACTCCTACTGATGTTGACCAGTTTGCAAAAGGTGATATGAAAGGCGACTTGGGTCGTAAACCCAAAGCTCTAACTGCACTTGTTCGTAACTGTGTAAACATGTTTGGAGATTATAACGTAGGCATGGTATGTACTAACCACACGTATGCATCGCAGGATATGTTTGATCCAGATGATAAGATCTCAGGTGGACAAGGCTTTATCTATGCATCAAGTATTGTGATTGCAATGCGTAAACTAAAACTAAAAGTAGACGCAGACGGAAACAAAACAAGCGATGTACATGGTATTAGAGCGGCATGTAAGGTTATGAAAACACGTTACAGTAAACCGTTTGAAAGTGTACAAGTGGAAATTCCATATGAAACTGGTATGAGTCCCTATAGTGGACTTGTTGACTTTTTTGAGGGCAAAGGTGCTCTAAAGAAATCAGGAAACAGTTTGGAGTATACTAGTCCAGTAACTGGAGAAGTTATTAAGATGTTCCGTAAGCCTTGGAATTTAAACAAGGACGGCGCACTGGATCTTATTATGACTGAATGGGATATGCAACCAGAAGCCATACAAGACGCTTCTGGCGAAGAGCAAGTAGTAGAAGTGGAGCAACTAGAAAATGAACTTGAGTGACGGTGACTTTGAATTTATTTTCAATTTGTACGATAATGGCATGGCGCTCATTACACAAATTGGTGATAGAAAATCATATGCAGAATCAACTATTAATTCATTAGCTGATTATGGATTTGATGTAAAGAATCACATTGGAGAAATATCTGAGCATTGTGAATATTTAAGCGAGGCGTTGGATTCTTTTATGGAACTGGAAGAAGAAGATGAAGATGTTTTTGAAGAATATGAAGAAGATGACGAGGATGATTGGTATTAATGAGTAAATGGTATCGTAAAGTTACAACAAACATGAGTGAGATTGTTGAGGCAATCTCACACTTTGAACGTGAGATTGATTCAGCTAGACTAGAATGTGGCATGAAAGGCAATCTTGAAAGACAAAGTAGAGACATGCCTGGAGTTGTAGAACATCGATTTAACCAGTTACAAGAGGTAGAAGCCATATTGGAATATTTGAATACAGAAATGCGCAAATTACGTAGTAAGACATTTAGAAAGTATCTTGAAAGCTACAACCGGCAATTAAGTAGTAGAGATGCAGAAAAGTTTGTTGATGGGGAGGAAGATGTTGTGTCTCTTCAATATCTCATCAACGACTTTAGTCTTATACGTAATAAATTTATGGGTGTCATTAAAGCACTTGAGGCAAAACAGTTTCAGATCAACAATATTGTTAAACTTCGTGCCGCAGGATTAGAAGATATTTCTTTATAAAAATTAAAAAAAATTACAAGTTATTGAAAAGGCAGGATTTTATCTTGCCTTTTTTTGTTGACAACCAAGACGTCTTACTATATATTATAAGAGTAAGTTAAAAAAACAGGAGTTACTAATGCAACAGCAAATCGAAACACTAATTGGTAAAATTAAAGCAGACTACATTAAATTCGCTACAGCAGGCGGACGTGGTAATCCTGAGCCAGGTAGTTATTTTGCAAAAACCATTGCTAACTTCGAAGATAATATGGAAGTAAAGTACGGTAAGAAGTACATTAAAATTATTAAAGAGAATAGTGTATGGGGGTTTATTGTTAACACTGATAACGATAAGGTATTCAAAAAAGGCGACATACTTAAAGCCGCTGGTTGGAATGCACCTGCTCGAAATGCCGCACGTGGCAACGTGTTTGAAAACTACAGTGTAGCGTGGACTGGTCCTCATTACTTGAAATAAGGAGTATCTAAATGGATATTGTTGAAAAAGCTAGAGTTTTTGCTACTGCGGCACACGCCGCGGTAGGACAAAAAAGAAAGTACAGTGGAGATGATTACATTGTACACCCTGCTCGTGTTGCTGACATGGTCACTGAAGTTGGCGGTTCTCCGCAGATGATTGCGGCGGCATGGTTGCACGATGTTATTGAAGATACCGCAGTAACCGGTCCTCAAATCCTTGACGAATTCGGTCCTGTTGTGTTTAAGTTTGTTCTTGAACTTACTGATACAAGTAAGCCAGAAGATGGAAATCGTGCAACTCGTAAGGCAATCGATGCTCGTCGGTTGAGCTTTGCAAGTCCAGAAGCACAGGAAATTAAATTGGCTGATTTGATTGACAACAGCGAGGATATAGTGCAGAATGATCCTAGTTTTGCTAGAGTTTTCCTTCGGGAAAAAGCACAACTTCTGGAAGTAATGACAAGAGCAACTGATTCTCCGTTGTGGGATCAAGCTCAGGAAATGGTAAAGGAACCAGCCTAATGGCCACTAAAGTAAAAGCAACTTATGAACTTGTTGATGTAGTATCAGCGGCAATCATCGTCTATGAAGACCAAGGTTTTGTACGTAGTGGTGCAGGACATACTGAATATGATGATGACGGAAATATTGTCAAAGAAATTAAAGACAATAAGACAGCGGTAAAGGCTCGTCTTAATTCCAGTGAGCCGTTTAATCCAGAAACAATCAAATCAGCCACTGATTTGATTGATACATTTAACAGTAAAATGATGCTTAAAAAAATGGCTGGCAGTGTAAGTAGCTTTGATGAAAATATCATTAAATGCTTTCGTGATGAGAATGTCTCAGAAAACTTTCTTATTAGTATTATTGCCAGCCTACCTCATAGTTTGACAGTTGACAAACAACGTGAGAAAATTGGCGATAAAATGGCTCAGCTAAAACATAGTAGTAACTATTTTGGTAACAAAGGAGAACGCTACAAGTTATCTGTAGAAGTTTTGGATGTAAAATATATCCAGACGAGTAGTGTTTATATGATTACTACTGTATATGCAGGTCGTGATGTAATTAAGTTTTGGTGGAGAGATCAACCCGACATCAGTGATATTATTAAAGATAAAACTATCAATATTGTGGGTACAGTTAACAAACATGAAAATAGTAAGTACACTGGTTGCAAAGAAACAATGCTCAATAGAGTAAAATTTAATGCTGGACCCTAACTTTGAGCATGCTATATTATCAGTTAATAAAGCTCATAAATTAGCAGGAATAGACCACGAAGTATATAAAAAGTATAATTTTGCATTAGATCAAATGCTGACTTACTTTTATATAAATGGTTGCAATCAGGGCTTTATTAACTGCGATATAACATTTTTCATTCAAAATAAAATAAACTGGAGACAAATTTACACAGATAAGTTTGTCAAGTGTGACGCTTCTGATCCTGGATGTGTGGGCATAATACACGGACAAGGATATAAAGATCAATATTTTGACTATAGTCTTGTGTGTCTGGAATATCAACATCTTGATACATTTGACCAGATGAGAAATATAATTAATCGTCATCCTATAAACGTGTACAAACTAAAGCCCCCTACAATGATGTACCTGGCAGGTATGGTTAAATGGCAAAACGATCCCAAAAAATTTAATGAATGCTTTTATAAATTTAAAAAAACTTTAAACTTTTTTGAAAAATTATCTTAAGTGTTTGATTTCGTTAAATAAAAATGTTCGCTTTTTAGTTGACAAGTAAGACGTCTTACTGTAGAGTGTATAAGTAAGTTAGAAAATTAGGAGATAAAGATGACTGCAATGAAGTTTCAAAAAGTTCGTAAAAATAAAAAAGCCGAAAAAATTGCAGAAGTTGTCAACGATGCGGTTGATAACCCAAATGAAACAGATGAACAAATCATTGAGCGTATGCGTGAACGGTTTGAGATTCTAGACGATATGACACAAGCATCAATTGACGGTGTTGTGCGTGGTATGGTTGTAACTGGACCTCCAGGTGTTGGTAAGTCGTTTGGTGTAGAAGCAGTTCTTGAAAAGAACAGTTTATTTGACAAGCTAGCAGGTAACAAGCTACGATTTGAGGTTATTAAAGGTGCCAGCTCTGCAATTGGTTTGTATAAAGTACTATACCAGAATGCAGACCGTAACAATGTGCTTGTACTAGATGATTGTGATACTGTGTTGTATGATGAGACATCACTTAACTTGCTCAAAGCGGCACTTGACTCTAGCAAGAAGCGTAAACTGAGCTGGAACACAGACAGTGCATTGCTACGCCGAGAAGGTATTCCAGATACATTTGAGTTTAAAGGTAGTGTAATTTTTATTACTAACCTCAAGTTTGACAAAGTACGTGGTAAGATTAAAGATCACTTGGATGCTATTATGTCACGTTGTCATTATCTCGACCTTACAATGGATACTACACGTGAAAAAGTTTTACGTTGTAAGCAAATTGTGCAAGATGGTATGCTTAACGAATATCAGTTTACACAAGATGAGCAAGATGAAGTGATGAACTTCATGATAGATAACAAAGACAAGATGCGTGAAATTAGTTTGCGTATGGTTACTAAACTTGCAGATCTTAAAAAGTCAATGGCAAGCAAGTGGAAGCGAACTGCTGAAGTTACGTGCATGCGCCGTGTATAAATAATTACATGGAATTTTTAATAAAAGCGATACTTGGCGGCATAATTGTCGCCAGTGTTGTCTCTGCCGCACAAAAAGGAAATCCTACTATAGGTGCTCTTATTCTGGGTGTACCATTAGGTAGTATTATTAGTGTAATCTTTATGCATTATGGCGGAGTACAACCTCAAGTCTTTAGTCAGTTGGCTAAAGAAACAATATTATTCGTAGCAGTAAGTTTGATATTCTTTCCTATATTTGCATATATGATAATGCATTATAGTTTTTGGGTCAGCCTGTCCACTAGCATTGCCGTCTGTATGACATGCTTATATATTTTACTTCTCTATCTAAAGTAAGTGACTACGCTTTTGTAGGTACACTTCCTCCAATAGTATGAAGTCCATGCTCTCTATCTAAATACTTGTACTCTACCTTTACTGGATCCCAAACCGCAATATGTTCTAAAACATCATCAGGATTAAAAGGACCACAAGTATATACGTCAAGTTGAATAAGAGCAGGATCTGGTTCATTCCATACATGACATGCCATATGAGATGTCTCAATAACACAAACACACGTAGGACCCATATTGCCTTCTATTGTAGTAATATCAGCACTTATAGGACCAGCTAAAAGTTTCATACCAATTTTGCTAACTAAGCCTTCCATCCATTCTCGCAATTCACTTTCATTTGGTGGTGATTTTGCTTCTATACGAAGAATGATATGCTTATGAACAATTTTAGTCATTAAGTTCTTCCTTGATTACACAAATAGGATTTACTATTTGATACTACTATTTATTTAGGTAACGCTTGACATTTAACTGAAAGACATTATAATAATAATATGAACTGTACAATTATCCTTAAAGACGAAGTTAACTGTAAGATTGAAGGCTTAGATCTTAACACTAGAAAAAAGTGTGAGAAAGAGCTTAAATTTTTCATGCCTTATGCCTATCACGTACCAGCATATAAGCTAGGTAGATGGGATGGATGTGTGAGCTTTTTTACAGTTGGCGGAGTAACATATACTAATTTGCTTGATAGAATTTTGCCCATAGTAATGGACAATGGATACCAAATACAAATTGATGATAGGCGATCACAACATCAAACCTTCTCTTTTGAAAAGGTAGATGAGACCACATTTCAACATAAAAACTGGCCCAAAGGTCATCCAGTAGAAGGTGAGCCAGTAACGTTACGTGACTACCAAATTGACATTGTTAACAAGTTTTTAGAAACTCCGCAATGTTTGCAAGAAATTGCAACAGGTGCTGGTAAAACATTAATTACAGCGGCACTAAGTTACAATGTAGAGCAATATGGTAGATCAATAGTAATTGTTCCTAACAAAGATCTAGTTAGACAAACATATGATGATTATGTTAATCTAGGTTTAGACGTTGGAGTATACTATGGGGATAAAAAAGAATTAGGAAAAACACATACAATCTGCACATGGCAAAGTCTTAATAGTATTAAGAAAAGGTATCGCGAAGGCGATAGTGAATTAAGCCTACAAGACTTTGCTGAAGATGTTGTATGTGTTATGGTTGACGAAGTACACCAAGCTAAGGCTGACGTATTGAAAGAAATGCTAACAAAAGAGTTTGCACACATTCCTTTACGTTGGGGGTTGACTGGAACCATTCCTAAAGAAGATCATTCAAAAACAAGCCTACAGGCATGTCTGGGAGAAGTAGTTAACAAGTTAGCCGCTAGTGAACTACAAGACATGGGCGTGTTAAGTAATTGTCATGTTAACATTGTACAGCTCAAAGAGGTTAGTGAATATAGCAATTACCAGAGTGAATTGTCGTATTTAACAACTGACCAAAATCGTATGGATTATATAAGTGAAATGATTTTGCGTTTGAGTCAAAGTGGAAATACACTTGTATTAGTTGATAGGATTAAGGCAGGAGAATTATTGCAGAGTAATATTCCTGATAGTAAATTTGTAAAAGGTGCCATGAAGAGTACCGATAGAAAAGACGCATATGACGAAATTAATGAAACTAATAACAATATCACGATTGCAACATACGGTGTTGCGGCTGTTGGTATTAATATACCTCGTATATTTAATCTTGTACTTTTGGAGCCTGGCAAGTCTTTTGTCAGAGTGATCCAAAGTATTGGTCGAGGAGTAAGAAAGGCAGCTGACAAGGACCATGTAGAAATATGGGACATTGCCAGTACTGCAAAATACAGTAAGAAGCATCTAACAGAAAGAAAAAAATTCTACAAAGATGCTAATTATCCGTTCACATTAGAGAAAGTAGATTGGTTATGAAAATTTTAACTTTAGAAAATGTGGCATACGAACTAGATGACATTCCAGAGCAGGTAGAAGATCTTCGTTTTTCAATATTAGATTATAGTAATCCAAAATTTGTTGACTATTATTTTATTCCTCTTATTTTTATGGAGAGTTTTTATAGTCCAGCCGCAGTATTACAAATTGGAGAAAATCAAATTAGGATACCCTTAGATTGGAGTATGGTTATTTGTGATCCAATGGTAGGTGATCCAGAAGTAGTAAGTTTAATGAGTTTAAACGATAGAGGATTTAATGCATTTACAATTAATCCCCTCACTGGTTATCTTCCACAATATCTTGACGTTAGTATTGTAAACGTGTATACTGATGTTAAATGGTATGCACCAAAACTAAAATTTGGACATTTTTTATGTGTGCCATTAAATGATGATCCTGAACCCCCATGTGCCTTGTTTATTAAAGAATCAAATAAGGTACCTGAAGTACTTAATATTGGAGAGCTTTGGTAGTGTATTGGGCATGGTACAAGAAATTAAGGAAACAAGGATATCCTTGGTGGAATTGTCTGATGTGGGCTCGATATAATAATAAGCATTACGATATAGATGGAAATTATAAATGACTAAACTGACCATCAAAGAAGAAATGCGGGCTATTGATACTAAAAATAGATCTTGGTATGATAGTTTGACTGATGATGAAAAGAAAAAACTAAGTCCTTGGGTATTGATGAGATACACAAGCAATGTAAAGCATGACATTTCTGACTTTGAAGAACATTATTTAGAATGGACAAATGAACTAGTAAATGTTCATTTCAATACATTACGACATCACAGCGAATTGCAATTTAAATTAATGCAAACTGTTGGACTAGGAAAAATAATGTTCCATCCTTGGATTGCTCCAGGCAAAAAAGGTGGAGACAGTACTAAAGCACATCAAACTTTGGGAGAGATTTACAAGCATCTTAATGGTGATGAAATTGACATCCTTGTAAATCAACATAGTAAAGAAGAATTGACAGATTTGCTAGAGCAATATGGATATAAACCTGCAGACATTAAAAAGATATTAAAATGACGTTTAAGTGTGAATACTGTAAAAAAGTATTTAAAAAAGAAAGCACAATTGCTGTACATATGTGCGAGCAAAAACGTAGATATATGAATAAAGATGACAAAGATGTACGCATTGCACTTAGTATATATCAGCTATTTTATAGAATAGGAACCAATAGCAAAAAAGAAAAAACATTTGATGACTTTGCATCTAGTCAATATTACAATGCATTTGTAAAATTTGCTGGTTATTGTATAGATTTAAAAATAGATGATATCAAAGACTTTGCAACTTATTTAATACGCAACCAAATAAAGATAGATCGTTGGGCTAGTGATACAACACTTACCAAATATATTAAGCAACGACTCAAAGAAGAGACTGTTGATAGAGCTGTAGAACGTACTATTATGTTTATGGAACAATGGGCAACAGAAAATAATACATCGTATAACAATTATTTTACAGAAGTAAATCCAAACTTAGCAGTGTTCCATGTATGCAGTGGTAAAGTCTCTCCTTGGGTAATTTATGGAACACGTAAAAGTGAACATTTACTAAACAAGATGAATAATGAACAGCTTGACATGATCAGTGACTTTATTGATCCAGAATATTGGAACATCAGAACAAAACGTAAAGTGCAAGATTTTACGTGGGTACAAGATATTTTATCAGAGGCAGAACTATGATTACTACTACCGATATTGATATTGACGTTGCCAATCGAGACAGGATTTTGCGATTACTTCGTAATACTCCTGCTATGATTGAAGGTGTTAAGAAAAATAAAAAGCATAATACTGGTGTATATTTTCATAAAATACCAGATGATCCTATTACAGGATTAGCTACAATTGATTATAAGCAAGCTGAAGATATGGGGTATTTTAAATTAGATATTCTAAATGTTTCTCTTTACGAAAAAATTAATTCACAAGCACAGTTAGATTATTTAATGCAACAAGAAACTGATTGGGCGATGCTAGAAGATCCTAATATTGTTAAAAAATGTTTTCACATACATAGGCATTTTAATATTGTAAACAAATTAAAACCAGATAGTTTGCCAAAATTAGCGGCAGTGTTGGGCTTGATACGTCCAGCCAAAAAGCATCTTGTACAATCTGATTGGAATATTATTTTAAATGAAGTTTGGATAAAGCCTGAGGATTCAAC